AATGGGGTCTGACCGCGCTACCGCTGTGGTTGAGAATGGTAAGCAGAATGCAACCACAAAAGTATTGGATGCGAAAGAGGCCTCGAAAAGATTGCTGGCGCGGTCCACGAAAAAGACTAAGAAAAAACCTGAAGCCAAACCTGTGGCAGCACCAACTAAAGAGCAGGATGTACCTGTTGACTTAGAGCGGGAAGAGAGTTTTGTTGACTTAGAGGTTGAAGAGGGTTTTGAGGATGCCCTGCAAATAAACGAAGAAGATGACGTACAAGCTTTGATTGATGCTATGGAGTTAGACGAAGAACAGATAGATATTCTCGTAGCTGAACAGGTGTTGCCCCAACAGGTATATGAGCGTGTGTACAATGAGGCGGAAGAGCGTGGGCAAGATGGAGAGGCCGCAGTTGTCCAATACGCAAAATATAAAATCAGGGCCACAAAAAATAAATATGAGCGCGGACCAACCTTTGATCCTAATCTTCAGGTAACGCAAGCTAGTGAGATAGCTAATGATATCGAGAGAGAAAATACTCTTGACAATACTAAGGGTACCTTACCACCTGAAAACCAGCGCGAATTAATTAAGTGGATACAAGAACGTGTAGGTCCAAATATTGCTGTAGCCTTTGAGCGGGTTAAGCGTATGACCGAAACTGTTAAAGCATTTAAAAATCTGCCTTCCAACATTGAGGTGCAAGGGTACGCTAATCCTATAGACAAAATTATTGTGCTTGCCCTTGATAGAGAGTACTCCAAGGAAACTGCAGGTGAAGAAGCTTTTCACATAGCTGCCCGTTTACTTTATACCGAAGAGGAATTGGCAGTACTTTCGGGCTATGATTGGGTAGATATTGCTAACGCCAACGGCATAGATGTTTCTCAATATTCTGAGGACATGCAAGAGTGGGAAGCTTTAGCTAAGGTGGCAGCTAAATTTTTAACTGGTGAAAAGGTTGTTAATATTGGCCCCAATAACAACACCCTACTGGGACGACTTAAAACATTTTTGAATCAGCTTGCAAATTATGTGCGCGGTAGAGGATGGAAGAAACATTTCCCTTCGCCACAGGATATGTTTATTTCTTTTAATGCTGGAGAGCTGGTTGATCGTGGGCATAACCCTTATCCCTTGGGACCACAATCAGAAAAATTTGACTTGATGGCAGAGAAGGTGCTTGATGATTCCATAAATAATTATGAGGAAAAACAGGCTGAAGTTGATAAGAGTATTCCTGCCGCCAAGGATAGAGGTCTTTTAACTCCTGTCGCTCAGGCGTGGGCTTATTTCCAAGAAGCTTTTAATCATCCTAATTTTTATGCTGCCAAGAATTTCCTTTTCAGGCCCATATATAAAATTATGGAAGAGATGCGGGAATACCAAGACACTCTACTTATGGAAGGGTTAGAGGCTTTAAGGGGTTATGCTCTGTCCACCAAGGCCACGCAAAAAGAGACAGATCAATTTGTAACTCTTATGGATTTTTTAACTACCAGGAATAACTGGATTCCAGAAGTAACGACGAATGAAGATGGCAGCATGACTTTTACTATGCCTACCCTAGATGAAGTCATGGGCCAGGACATAGAACAAAAACTTAAGGTCATGTATCCTGAGGGCATAAATGGTGTTGAGGTAAAGTTATCTCAAGCTTTGGATTCGGGTGATATAATTCGAAAGCAATACACCTTAAGTGGGCAGATAGATAAGAATGGTATATCTCCTGCACAGGCTTTTACATCTTATTACCAAGGGGCTGAATACCAGAAAAATTTATTGATACAGGCTATTATGTATAAGCTTGCTAATATGCCTAAAGACGCTACCATCGAGGATTTACAAAATCGTATTAGGTATTTAACGGCTACAGTAGCTGAGAGTTACCAGGAGGAAACTAAAGAAGGCCAGCCTGTGGTTCCTGAGGGTACACCAGAACTTATCTTGGAAAGAGATTTGGCTAAGAAAGCTCTTGAATATATTGAAGACCTTAATTCTAAACCGTATTGGGTTCCAAGAGTTCGTCAAGGAGACCGCTCAATAGTAGTGAAGACCCTAAAGGATGGTGAACCTAAGACTGTTCAGCATTTTGAGGTGTATGATATCAAGAGGTTTGAGTCTCGCAAAGCTTTCGATAAGATGATCGCTAAAAGAAAAGCAGAACTGAAGGAACAATTTCCACAGCATAATGTAGAAGATCAAGAGTTTAGTGTTTCAGCCTTAATTGATAAGGCCACTAGTTCTGGTGAAAGCTTTACTGTGATTTCAGGTATGTCTTTGATTGAAGCTTTGTTAGCTGAATTAAGTCATCCAGAATCAGACAACTCAAAAATTGATAAGGTTATAGCCTTAATAAAAAGTCAGACTGAAGGTGAAAAACTATCAGGTGTTGGAGATGTTAGACAGGCACAAAATATATCTGGACATTGGAGACCTGAACTTGACGGCTATGTGAATGCGGCTACCAACAGTAATCTACATACGATGACATACCAGTTAGCTAAAGTTATTTACAAGCCTATGATAGATAAAGAACATGATGGGATGTTAAAGTTGCAGGAGCAGGCTATCCGTGACAAACAACCTGTTCGGGCTGCTGCTATTGGAAGAACACACAGGTACACTAAAAAGTATTTAGACTTTGTAAACAATCCTAAAACTCAAGGGGCTGTAATAAGAAACATAGTATTCCACACAGCCCTTGGCGGTAGAGTTTCTAGTGCTACCCTAAATTTGATGCAGTTGCCACAAGCTCTGTTGCCTTTCCTCTATTCAGTGAATCCAGATAAGTTTCTTCTTGATAGCCCCTATGCCGTAGCAAAAAATACTGCCATCATGGGTAAAGCTTTTAAAGATGCTATGAGACTGTCTGTTAAAGGCGGGTGGGGGAAACTTCAGACAGCCTACAGTATGGAGTTAGAAGGTGATGCGCCCTCTTACTTGGATGCAGATGAGTGGCAGATGCTGCGTGTCTTATTTGGCCGTGGTATCTTGAGTCCTGTAAACCTTGAAGACCTTACAGATAAAGTTAAATACCAATCTCTAGTTAGGGATGGAACTAAGGTTGGCTTAGGTTTAAAAGGTTTAGATAATGTTGCTGACCTTTCTTCTTGGATGTTTGGTTCAACAGAATTTTTGAATAGAGCTACCACTGCCTTGGCCATGTATCGTATCGCCAAGGAAAACCAGACAGTTCTAAACAGAATGGATAAGATAAGAAATGGGAGTCACTTTCGAGATTCCCATGTGGGCAGTATGAATTTGACTGATGACCCAGAAGGCTGGGCTAATGCTGCTCATATAGCTGTAGCTGAAACCCAATTTATGATGGGCAAATTTAATAGACCGCAACTCTTCTATGCAGGTGGAGCACTGGGGCCAATTGTCACACAGTTTATGTCCTTCCCTTTCCAGTATCTGGAGATGATGGTTAAAAATATTAGGCGTATGGCTACACCAGGGGAAAGAGCTATAGGTGCCAGAATGCTAGGCTTAATGTTGGTTGCTATGGTGGGTATGGCTGGCATGTTTGGCATACCTTTCATGGAAAATTTACGGCGGTTCATTGGTTCCATTAGCGATACAGACTTGGAACGCGAAGCAAGAATTTTCTTCTACCCTATATTGGGAAAGTCTTTAACTAATGTGTTAGTTGGTGGTAGCATATTTGAGTACCTGGGAATAGAAGCTAAGAATCGTGTTGGCGTAGGTACTATGGTTGATTCAGGCATATTCAGGGGTGATATAGGTTTTCTTTTCGGACCCTTGGGAGGTGTGGTTGAAACTGCCTGGAATGATGTGGGTGATGGCATAGACGAAGGCAACATAGGTAAGATTGCTAAGGGGTTAATACCTTTAGGTTTTGTCAGAGATGTAATAGTTGTTAATAATGCTTTTGAGGAAGGTTACACCACACGTTCAGGCACCACCCTTATAGCTCCCCAAGACATTTTGCCTACAGATTTCTTTATTACTTTCCTGGGATTTAATCCTGCTAACAGAGCTTTGGAAAGAGATAAGCAAGCGTACTCTAGGATGTTGAGAACTGTGGGTCAAAGAAGAAGAAATATTGTGCTGAAGCGTATGACTCGGCTGCAACGCAAAGCATTGGATACTTATGATGAGCAGGAGAAAGAAGAATATATGGCTGAGTTCAGGGATGAGTTGCGTACTTGGAATAGAAAGGCTGCCCAAAAAGGTTGGCCCCCTATAACTTCTCAACTTATAAGTAATAGGCTTCTTGGCAATCTGAATCCTGGTCAAATGCTTTTGAAAAGAGCCAGCAAAATTAACAGGCGAGAGCTAAGAGATCAGCTAGTTTTATTGGATTTATTAAAACCTTAAGCATAAATAATTAGTTGACACCTAGGGAATACATAGGTATTGTAAATTTATTTAAGTAATTCTTTAGGAGCAACGGGTGAAGAAGTTATTGGTTTGTGTGGGCTATGACTCTCGGGAGGACATAGCTTACCAAGTGTGCCGCCATTCCATCTATAGACGAAGCACTCTTCCCATAGAGATATACCCCCTTAAACATAAGGAACTTAGGGACCGTGGAATTTTCTGGCGGCCTTGGTTGACTGCTGGTTCAGGGCAGACTGTTGATTGCATAGATGGTAGACCTTTCTCTTCTGCATTTTCACACACTCGTTTTTTGACGCCTCATCTGGCCAAAGAAAAGGGATATCAGTGGGCTTTGTTTGTTGATTGCGATTTTCTTTTTACAGAGGATGTCGCTAACTTGTTTAAGCTTATTGATGATAACTACTCTGTGATGTGCAGAAAGTTTCAGTATCATATAGCTAATGATGTAAAGATGGATGGGATGCAGCAATCAAGCTATGATAAAAAGCTGTGGTCTAGTCTTTGTCTGTGGAATACTGATAAGCATTTTCCTACAGTGGAGCAAGTTAATTCTAGGGATGGCGCTTGGTTACATCAATTTCAATGGTTGTCTGATCAGCAGATTGGAGAGGTTCCCCAGGGATGGAACTGGATATCAGGGACTGACGAGGTTCCTAAAGCAATACATTATACAGAGGGTGGTCCTTGGTTTCCCCAGCATGAGGGTTGTGAGTACGGACATCTTTGGAAGAGTGAATTAGAACACATGGAGAATAGTAAATGATTTTAGTTACCAGCTTTCACGCCAAGTCGTGGGACACTTATGCAAAAAGGTTTATGGAAAGCTTCCAAAAACTATGGCCTAAGAGCGTGAAGTTGTATGCGTTTTATCATGATGGCGATATCCCCAAGGACGCTCCTTCAGGCAGTAACATCTCTTACAGAAAACTTAACCACCCAGAGATGCTTGAATTTAAAGAGAGATTTAAAGATAAGAATGGTGGCTCACCTTACAATTATAGGCTTGATGCCATTAAGTTTTGTCATAAGGTGTTTGCCTTGACCGAGATGGCAGAGGAACTCAGGACCAATAAGTCTAAACAACAATGGCTTATGTGGTTGGATGCCGACACAGTAACCAAGAAGAAGCTTCCTCTCAGGGAGATTAAGAGTTGGCAGGAACCTAAGGCAGACGTAGTTTACTTGGGTCGCAAAGCCATAGATTATTGTGAGTCTAGCTTCCTTGCTTTTAATATGGATAACATTCCTGCCCACGTTTTATTGGAGGACTTTAGGGGCTTGTATCTTTCAGGCGAACTGTTTGGGTACAGGGAGTGGCATGACGGCTTTGCCTTTGAGCGTCTACTCAGGATGCACAGGGTACATGGTCTTAATACTCATGATTTGACACCCAACTGTGAAGACTTGCAGGCTTTCAATAGTAGTCCTTTGGCAGAATACTTGCACCATTTTAAGGGGCCAGACAAGGGGCAGACACACGCGCCAGTAAGATATAATCATTTGGTTGAGATGGTTGGTTTCTATAAGCCTAAAACAATTCTTGAGACAGGCACATGGAATGGTGACAGGGCTGTGCAGCTTTGTCTTGCGGCTCTGCAGGCTTCGCCAGGGGATATACGCTATGTAGGTTATGATCTTTTCGAGGATGGTAACAAGGAACTTGATCAGCTCGAATTTAATGCCAAGCCTAATACTGCTATGGATAAGGTTGCCAAGAAGCTTGATCGCCTTAAGGAGTTGCACCCAAGGTTTGATTACTCTTTGCACAAGGGTGACACCAGGGAGCGGATGAAGCATCACAAGGTAGACTTTGCTTATCTTGATGGTGGGCATTCTGTGGATACGGCAGCCAACGACTTTGAGAAGGTTGTGGGGTCCAAGGTAGTGGTGATGGATGATTACTTTGTTAAGGATGAGGCAGGGCAAATACCGCCTGATAAGTGGCAGGGTACCAACAAGGTTTATGACGCATACCAAGGAAGAAAGTTTCTCATTAATTCTCCTGACCCTGTGAATGTGGGCGGTAAAATTTCGCTTGCTGTGTTTATCGAGGAGGGAGCGGACCCACCCAATATTGATAGGACAGCGGTACCTATCATTGTCAATCCTGTGGATTGCGTGGAAAAAGAATTTCTTTACGATAATATTAAGGATAATGTAAAGCTTATACCCAATTATATTTCTCAAAAATTTGAGTTTCATGAGAAGAAATTGGTTGTGGTATCGGGCGGACCCAGCATTAAAAATAATTTTACTGCTATTCGAAAGGAGCAGATAGCTGGTGCTCAAATTATGTGTGTGAAACATTCTTATCCCATGTTGCTGGACGCTGGCATAGACCCTTGGGGATGCATTATACTTGATCCACGATCTTTGGATGGTACGAGCACACATGGAGTCGTAAGACGCACACTATTTAAAACTAAGTCAGACACTGTATTTTTTGTAGCCTCGATGACTAACCCTGAGGTGACCCAATTTCTTTTAGATAGGGGTGATACTGTTGTAGGCTGGAATGCATTTTCTCAGGCCAGTAGCAAGTTGCCAGAATTGCAGAATAAGATGTTGGTAACTGGGGGAACTTGTGCGGCCATGAGGGCAATAGGCTTGGGCCATACCCTAGGATACAGGAGTTTTGACCTGTATGGTTTCGATTCTTGTGTTGAGGAGCCCTCGGATGAGGCTAAAAAAGTGATGGACCAGGAGACAGACAAGCCTAAGTATATTGAAGTAGGTATAGGTGGCAGAAAGTTTTGGACTACAGGAGAGTTGTTGGCTCAGGCGCAAGATTTTGAGAGACTTGTTGGGCGAGATGATATAGATATCAAATTAAATGTTTTCGGTG